CGCCTTCGTCTCTGTTGGTCTAGAAAAACCATATAATTTAGCAATAGCCGCAGTAGCACTGGCTGCCAAATTTGTTGCTTTAGCAAACTTGCCTATATAAGGTACATCTGATAATCGACCTGCTATATTGGCAACAGCTGTCGCTGGACCACTCACAATACCTTTGTCATTAACTTCTTCCATTTCTGATTGAGGAAGCATATCAAAAGGCTCTTGTGAGGTCAATACGGATAATTGTACATCTTCTGCATGTACGAAAACACTAATGGAGACTTTATCTGTCGCCCCATTAGCATGTTTGAGATTGTTAATTGCTCTTATGTACAATTTGCCTGAGCCTATCCAATCTCGTTGTGGTATACGGAAATAGTTCGTATACCAAAAATACGGTAAACGTAACTCTCCTCCTGTGGACGTGGTTGGATCCAAATATACATGAGGAAGTTGTGTGGCTTGAACGATATTAGCCACAGAACCAGAAATGACAGAAATATCATCATCTCCTTCCAAAGGAAGATAACTCATAACTAATCTACCATAATGGAAAGCATTACCGTTTATCACCACTTTAGCAACAAGATTGCACCTTAATAAATTATAGTTACAAATCCTGTTAGAAACCCTTGGGTTATCAAAGAACTCTGCCCATGGGTCAAAAGACACATTTAATCCTGATCCCACATTCCACGTAAACTCCCGAATTTTGACAGGTCGGGCGAAGAAATCAGCTAAAGGAGCTTGATCTGCATCTAGTAACATTTTTGTAGGATCCACATCAGTTTTCAAATCATACATAGTTTGTGTGTCTCCATCAAGAAACGTGATATTTTCCCGTCCTACCGTACCCTCATCAGTTTTGATAACTGCATCGATGGGTGTAGACTGAGGTTCGTAGAAAATCTCACGGCGCGTGGCATCCACCACGACTTTTTGGGTCTGATCGGAGTGTGTTTCTCCGCAGTAAAATTCAAAAATATTCAAACATTGTCCAGTGCGTTATTTATAAGTCTATGTACAGTTGCACTATTAATACATGACATCTTTCGGTTGCTCGTCACGCTATTTTAAATAAAATACAAATCGACATGTAATCAAAGCCTAACAAAGGGACCTTTCCCTTTCTGGTATCCATCAATTACACCACCTTTTAATTTAACCATCCTGGTGCAGTATGGGCCCCTGTCGTAACTGAGGCGGTAGGTGCATATTTATTAAACCAATCGTGCACGCGATCGTCATATGATATGTCTAAGAAAGGACAACAACCTTGCAAGTTTGCCATTTCCGCAACTCTCTTAAGTTGTGCTATTCGAATATCATATACACAACGACCATGATTGAACCATTCCGTGCATGCGGAACGCATGGCTTCAACCACTTTTTCCTCCGGTGTCAATATTTCTTTTTTGCCATAAACATGACAATGCAAGGATTTAAAAATTGACATTTCATCAAGGACACCAACAGTACACTGTATCTCTGGTATCCACTTAGACTTTCTTTTTAAGAACTCAAATTCATCCTCGTCTAAAAATTGTTTAAGTTCTGTATGTTTATCAGGCATTGTGTACTTCTGGCCGTATTTTTCCAAAAATTCCGATATAGCTTTGATCCCAAATCGTTCATCGCTACTGGAACCGGCATTATCATCGCCATACGTCATTAGCGCCACTTTTTGCCTGAAAGGTATTTCTGGTCCGCAAATATTTTTATAAGCTATACGCAAATTCAAACTTCCACAAATACCATTAATGATAACGGTTAAACTATTACCACTAATATGACCTCCTGATATCAACTTAATGAGATCACCATTATATGCAATAAACGGATATATAACATCTGCTGATATTGCCTTCATAATGTCGAGATCTGCCTTAGCATAACCCATTGCAGCTCCGCAGTCAATGAGAATCCTGAAAGCTGCATTTATCAATTGCGAGGGCAACTTTTGATCATACTTACTGTAGTCACCACCTATGAGATTTGGGAATTTTCTCATGTAAACATCCAATTGTTGCCACTCAGGGCCATGAGAGTTGACTCCAACGGCACACTCACTTACTATTGGGTTCATCATCATGACCCTTGCAATGGGTAGATAGTACTTACGTAAAGCATATATAAGAGCAATCATGTTTCCATAAAAGATCCTGCATTTCTCCTTTTCAACAGGTAATGCTTCGTCCTTAGTACATGCCTTCGCCATAACATTAGCACGTTCGCCACGTGCATAACATTTAAGTACATCGACAATATGTGTTATAATCTCAGACTCAAATTCCTTCTTTGGAATTCCATCTGGGCTGGTGTACTCAAACACATGCTCACTCTTAGGCCCCGTTAAAGGTAGTCCTATGGATGTCTTAAAATCCATTGGGTCTATAAATCTTTTCCCGGGTATACCATTAAGAACCTCATCATGCTTAAGAGGTTTTGCTTGATGATATGATTGGCCACACACATGTAGAAGATCTCGTTTGTAATCCTCCACTGCCCAAGCCAAATCTTCATGCTTAAAATCTTCTGCTGGCATAGCTAAGTTTGAGAGAGCTTGTTGGTAAGGCCGCCATGCAGGTTTCATAGTGGGTTTACCCCACTTGTTTTCAACAGCAAAGACCTTCGTAATATATTCCGATATCGGTGTGTTACGTACATGAGACATTGGTGTAACCTTACCAACACATTGACCGAAATATTGAACTTGTGATCCCTTAGGTAAATAATTCACAGGGCTTTTCTTTTCAGGTGGATTTTGTGATATCACAATTTCCTTGCCTAGAACACAATTGTTAAAATCAGACGTACTACCTGGTACAAGCACACCTTCTATCTTACATAATTTAGTTAGTGCTCCGTTCAATTTTTCCTGTGTTAGCGATGCATAAATACCTCTATCTTCTTTCTCGTTGCCCCCTATGTGTACGCCTGTTATGTGTCGTACAGTTGTGTTACAACAAATGGGGGCTCCACATAGACCGTTAAAAGCCTTGACATGATAAGCCCCACCAGGCATATAATCAAATAGACGATGTGTAACGGCTTGTGTTTGGACAAGTAGTTGCGCTCCCGAGTAGGTGCCATCTTGTCTTCTATAAAGCATTTGAGCAAAATAACCCCTTCCGTATGGAATTTCAGCAGGTGAGAAACAATCAATGATATTTCTACGATCGCCTCCACTGCCAATGTATACCAATGCGAGGTCGACACCTTCAATTTCAACATAATTAGCGTCACTTATCTTATAAGTAAACTTTCCACCGCTCGTTTCGGGGTTATTGTGCCTGAAGACATAATTAACTCCAAAATTTTCAGGATCTTTAACCGTGTGCAATGGTACGATATAACAATTAGTCGTTATTGCTAGTGCGTTAAATTGAGCACGCTGTTTGCCTCTTTCTACTGTAACATGAAACAAATTCGCCTTGACTTGATTGAACAAATGTTCAAGAGTCATGGTCTTCCCTCTGGCATTATGGGGAAGTTGTTTCACTTCAACACCAACAAAGGGGTTCTCTTGCAAATCACGTTCATCAATATCTCCCTCATTTACGGGAATCAAATTACCATTGGGTAGATATGTTATATCATCATCAGGAATATGAACTTTTTCTGTACAATCATCTTTAGCGTCTTTGGACGTCATCGAATTATAAATACTCTTAGAAGCTCGTCCTGTTTGCACAAGTAAGTAAGCCGAAGCTAACAAAGCTGATACTGTCAAAGCTTGTCTGCTCCACTCATCTCGTACTTCTGTGTCAATGACATGAATAGCATTTTTTGCTATCATTTCCTGCTCATACTCTTCACGAACTGCATGTGTTAGCATAGACATCCGTGCAGCGCAGTACACACTACTCGAGATAAGAGATCCTATTTTTATTGATAATCGTAAAACAGAATTATCTTGTTCGAGAGTGACTGTATTTCGGAACATGCCTCTGGTAGTCAAATACACATCGGGACATGATCTATCAGTGGTATAAGCTGTAATAGCAACGAAACATGCTGCCGCGAAAACATTCATGCACATTTTCTTCGCATACATTTTCTTAACTTTTCTCCAATCCACCGCCATCATAAACAGCTTAAAATGTCGATTACGAACTAATGATTCAGGTAAAAACATGAGCCAACCATTGTCATCCCAAAACTTTTTTCCTTGTTTAAAAAGTATATCGCCACCAACGCTGTCAGTATCCTTAAGGCGGTCATAAACCGTACCTGCACAATAAGCAGCCAAATTAGCTGCAGCTGATGCGATAAATGAATGCGGATGGTTATTACGCTTCTTAGCTTTGCTTGCTCTATTTTTATCACGAATGGAACGTCCATACTCATCAGAATATTCCGGGGGTTCATCATTCGCATGCAAAGGTATAAACCGTAGTTTACTCACCTGTGTCTTCTGTAAAGTAAGACACACAGGTTCCCAAGTACATGGGTGGTCCACACAAAGACCCTTAATACGATCACAACCGTCCACACCACACAAACAAATTTCCCGTTTGAGGCGACTTTTGGTTTCCATCAACGTCTTTTGTTGATTGCGATGTATCTTAAATTGTTCTGTCAAGAATCGTGCTAAAACGTAAACATCAACCTCTTTGAGTAACAATCCATTCCACTCTACAATGGCCTTATCTGGCATCTTTGCCGGATCTTTGGGTGCAAGAAACACTTGCACTGTCACGCTCCAGATATCTTCTAGAGGTGCAGTAGGATTGGCACTGCGCCACAATAAGCACTTTTCTTTATCCACAGGTCCTCCCAATGTGTTATCAGTAGTGTATTCTGGCTTAAGTTTGACAACTATGAAATACATCCATCGTCTTGCACATGAACTAGGACACACTGACCAAACATTTACTTGCATACATTCTGAGTTTGTTGTACCCGTCACGATTTCTGGGCGTAAACAATTCTTTCCCTTGCTCTCCAAATCAGCCATTGGCACTACAAACTTTTCATTATTGCAGACCGCAATTATATCTTCATAAGGATTGCGGGTGACTTTATCCGGTGCAGAATTTACAAAATCATCAAATTTAACTACTAACATATCGGATCGGAAACCACTCCAAAACTGTTCATTTGTGTTTCTAGTGTAGAAGAGGTTTTCATCTGTACTCAAACCTTCTGACGCTAGTAGTACTTTGGTTATTTGATCTTGAATAAACGTCTTACTTTGACCTGTACCACCATAAAACATGTATGAAAACGGAGCTTCTCTTGTTCCGTCTCCTAACTTCATATTTGAATAGTCAGTACGAATACTATACATTTCATTAACGAGTCTATTAAGAAGACCTAGACTCATTTTGTCTTTAACATGTTTCTTTCTTCTTTCTATTTCATCAATAACTTTCTCGAGTTTATCAACGAATATGCAATCCTCAATGCCTTTATAGCGTTTAAGATTGCCATTTTGGACTATAGGCCACCATTCTCTTATTTCCCGTATTGTTTCATCAACATCTATGTTTTGCGCTCCGGTTATAAGAGGTCTTATTGAAGCGTCAGCCCAGCAGGCATACATAACCTCAACAAAAAAGACAACAGTGTCAAAGCAGGCATCTACAATAGATCCTGCTCGCTTATGGACAACATTGAGATCAGGTCCAAAAATCTCTATATCACTAATCTTAAAAGACACTTTGTCTTTATCGACCAAACCTATTACTACCAATAAACCCAACAACTTGGACAATTTCTCTGTAACAAGGGCATCTTTTAAATCACTCCAATTGTCTTTAAGACCAGCTAAGTCTTTAAGCCATTTGGGCCTAGATTCCCAACGAAATTGTCTATCTGCTTCTTCTAATATTTTGTTGGTTTGTCCTTCAACATCGACAAGTAAAGGATCTATAGATCTAGCTTCACTGTCAAATGTATTATGTGGGTCATTCTCATCAGGATCTGTATACGTTACTTCTCGCATATCTCCCATCAAATACTTTATATAGCTTTCAAACTTGCTATAAATAGACCCCTCTACATGAGATTTCACGTAGGTTATAATAGACGCAAATGCAGCAAGTGTATTTGACGCGTCAGAAAGTTGTATGTACAATAACACCAATCTTTCAGTTTCATCAAATAATTTGTCTTTTGCTGTCATTCCAGCACGTTCTATCATATTTTTAAGTGATTGAGTCACCATGTCTCTAAACATATGTGGGACATTTTCACTTAATAAATTCCTATTTGCATCTCTCATATGCTTATAAAATGCCTTCCTCTCTTTCGTCTTGAGGCCCATAGAATAAGCTGTACGCATCATTTCTTTCCGTTTAAATGTCTTGCGTACTTTCTGAAATTTTCCATCTTCTATATCTTCATTATATTCTCCTTCAACTTTCTCCTCACTCTCAATAATTCCATCTCTATTCTCCTTAATTACCTTATTCCTTCTTTTGTTCTGAACTAGTGTCCAGTCACTTCCGTCTTCTCGTAACAATTTTTGGCATTGGAGTGCCTCATGTGATGCTGTAAAGTTAGCACATGAACTAGCTTCCGTCAAGGAAGTCACAAACTGTATGTTCTTTTGTCCCTGCATACAAAGGGGAGAACAACTACGTACCTCAGTACTATTGTTCTCACAATGAGATGTCATTGTTTCAAGTGTTTTATGGAACTCAATCTTGCATTGATCTGTATCCAAAGGTCCACAGAGACCTGAAAGCAAAGTTGCTATAATTTATAGTCGTTTGGACTTGCACATAGTGCTGTGTACTGATTTTACTTGCCTTTGCCCACTAACTTTTGGTTAGGGTGCAGCGATAATAATCGCAATACGATTGACAAGGTGTTAGGAAAAATCTATGGAGGTCCTAACCCTCCTACGGTTAGCCACTTAACGGTGAAAGCAAATTCCACCAAGGCCAACTTCGGTTGTTATTTTCTGTCGATAAACTTCGACAACTATTTAAAGGTTTGTTAAACATTGGGCTTAAAGCCCAGCTAGTTTTCGAGCCGAATAATGAACTATAATTAACAATCAAACAAACTACTCTGGAACTAATTCC